ATCTTTATTGTATATTATAGTAACTCCGCTATCTTCGTCTAAGCTAACACTTACTTTACCTAAGGTATTTTCTTGCACTCCAAAATCAAAGTCAAAAAATCTTGCTTCTTTTGGCGTGTTGGTTATGTCTCCATTTTCGTCACCTATTACAAGGTTAGAAAATCGACTCTTAACTGAATTGAACAGTTGTTCTGCTATTAAATCTAAATTCAACATATTAATATTATTTATCCATAATTGCTAGATACAAAGATTGGCATTGGAGTTTCGTAATCGCCTATTTCCTCGGCTTGTGTAAATGTATTATACACATCTGGGTTCCAATCTCTCATAACAGTTATAATCCGTAGAGTTAATATCAACGCACTAACTAAGTCATCAGTAGCGCCAGGCTTTGCTTTGAATGAACTACCTATTGATACAAATGCTTTTAATTCACTTACTAATGGTTTACTTCGGATAATTAATTTATCATTCTCAACCATTGTTTTTAATCTTGCACAAGAACTTGTTTTGCTTCCATGTGTAGTATTAAATCCTTTTCGAAACTTCCTCACATGGCCTTTTCTAATAGGTTCACTAATAAAAAGTCCTGGTATATTTTCTTCCCCAAAATCCTGTATAACAATTAATGCCGCTTCTCCAATACCATTATTTTCTACACTCCAGTAAATATTTGCACCTTCGTTTCTACAAGTTTCTGCTATATATGTGCAAATATCTTTCATTACACGTATTTGCCCGGGGATACCTGTAACATTATGTTGCCATTCGGCAACTTGTTCGTATGTAGGAAGTTCTACTACTTGTATAGCCGCAAAGTCTCCTCCTGTACCCATAGATGGATCTAATGCTACTGTATAACTTTTGTCTGGATCAGGAGTTTTATACCAACGTACTTGACCCATATTCATTTTAGGTATTACACCTTCCATTTGTGCAAGTTTTAAGCTGTTAATTAAAGTTTCATCAAATACTAAAAATTCACAACCGTATTCTCTTCTAAATTTTTCTTCACCTATACGCCCTAGTTCATCAACTTTCCATTTTTCATCTCTATCCGGATGTTCATCCCAATAGCTTCTAAAACTATGAAATCCGTTAATTCCTACATCACGCTCATTTCCATTTTCATCAAACTTTTGTTCAGCTTGTTTCCAAATAGTTGCAAATGTATCTTCATCTGAATTTGGTGTACTTGTAATAATTGCTCGACCACCTGTTGCTAGAGTTGGTGATATAGAAGTCCAAAATTCTTCAGCAATATTAGGCATAACAAACGCAAACTCGTCACAGTATAATAATGAAATAGATAAACCACGTCCTGTTGTTCCTGTTGTTGTTTGACTTATAATCCTTGATCCATTTTCAAACTCAACAGATCCTTTGTTATAACTGGTTACGCCTGCTCTTATATAATCAGGACAAAGTTCATATACATATCTGATACGTGCCATAATTTCTTGGGCACCTGTATATTTGTGTGCGGCAATTAGAATAGTTTGATCAGGATTAAACATAGCATACCAACACAAATATATTGCGGCACAAGTTGTTTTACCTGTTTGCCTTGGCATCATATTAATGTTAAACCTATGATTATGATAGCTTTGCATAAGTCTATCTTGGTATTCATACGAATCAAATAATAGTTTACCCTCGACAGGATGTTGAATATAGGCAAACTTACTTGCAAAATAAACATAGCCTGTTTCAGGATCCATACACTTCATCAAATCTTCTACTTGATCATTTGTATATGTTTCTTGCTGATTTGCTTTTTTGGTTAAAACACCATCTAAACTTTTACTCATAGTAATACTTAGTCAAAAAAATAGCACCCGTAAGTGCTATTGAGTCTGGGGGATTATTGATTAACTAGTTACTTTTTGCCTGCAATAGCTTTCTGCAAGCCTGCTGGTAATTTCTTTTGTTTTGCACTTAGACCTTTTGAACTTTTTTTGTCGCCTTTTTCTTTTGCGGCTTTTTTCATTGGTTCTTTTGTATTACCATCACCATCTATATCAGGAAAGTCTGGCTTTGCTTTTTTCTCAGCTAGTGCGTTCAACAGTGTATTTTTTATAGATGCTTCTGTATTCATTGGGTTATCACCGCCTGATGTTGCTTTATATGACTTTTTAACTTTGTGCAAATCATTACCAGCTGGTACACTTGCACTAACATTATTCATATATTTTTCATCTGGTTCAGTTGACGCATCAGGAAAATTACCATCATAGTCTTCTGCTTCATCTTCAGTTGACATCATATGAATCATATCTCCCATAGATGGAGACCCTTGTGGCTCCATTGACATACGTGGGCTTATGTCATCTGGTCCTACTTCTTTTGCACCAGAAGCTCCTGCCAATTGCATCATGCGTATTAGATCATCAACTGATCCGGATATTGTAACTTTTCCATCTGAGCCCATATCCATGCCTTCTGTGCCTTCCATGCCGCACTCGTTTGTGGTTTCGTTCATGGTGTTCTCCTTATTGTTTATTGATTCTGCATTTGATGTAGCTTTTGTAGTGTCTACAGTCCATTCAATGCCCATATCCTCTAAATGATCAATAACAGGCTTTATATCATCATCATTTAATTCGCTATCAATTCTTGTCCATAGCGGAGCAGATTGTCTACTAATCTTTCTTTTAGTAGAACCAAGTGTTGCGGCATCTAGTAATATTCTTCTAAATGCTTCGCTGACTTGATTCCAATCTGCTTGTGTTTGTATTTGTTCAATTGACGAAATTATATCGGCTTCTGTTGTGCCTATTCCGTCTACTGCATCATACAACACTTGTGCAATCGAAGAATGATTTATATCGCTTGTTTGTTCTTGATCTTTTTCAGCATCAGTATTTGGGCTATTATCTTGTCCAGCACCATCGCCTTGTGGTTCACTCTTTGGTAGTGCTTCGTCACCGCCTGGTCCTGTTGGTAGTTCGTTATTGCCATCTGGACCTGTCATTTTTGAATAATTCTGATCAAGTCCACTTAAATCAACATTATTAACATTAAGGCGTAACGCATTCATCATTTGCAAACCAAGTTTATTATTTTTTGGATCGTACTGCACATTATTACCTTTGTAATGTTCGAAATCAGCTTGTCCAGGTCCTGAGGAATTGCCTTTATGTTTTGTTAAACCAATTTTAGCATATTTACTACCATTTGTAATAATTGCTTTACCTTGTTCACGACCATACCCGTTTGGTTGAGGAACAACTGCTTTCCATTTGGCTTTTGGTGCGGCCTTTGGTGCGGCGTCTAATCCACCTTTGTCTTTGTCTTTATTTCCACTGATAGCTTTTTCTAAGGCGTCAATTCTTTTTTGCATTTCAGCACCTAGTTCTTTATCGTCGGGGTACATTTTCAAAGCATTTTTTAATGTTTGAATCATTTGTTTTGCCGCATCTATTTGCTCTTTTGGCAAGCTTTCTTTAATTGCGATTTCTTTAATTATCATATTAGCTCCCGTACTTACTTAACCAACTGTCAACATCTGGTAACACTCGTTGACGCAATCTTAGTCTACTAGGTGCAGTACTACCTTTTGGTCTATTTGGATTTGGTTCTGCTAATCCTGCGGCTCTTCTTGCGGCTGGATCTGTAATGCCTTTTTGTGCTTGTTTCTCTCTTTCAGCATCTATAGCATCTAAATCTCTAGGTTTTACTAATCCAAGCTGTTTAGCATCTGGTGCTTGATCAACATATGCTTTTGTTCCATCTGGATCTACTTGCGTAGCTTTAGCTGTTGGTCTTGCTTTTGGTTTTACTTTAGCCAATTTTAATGCGGCTCTAGTATTTGGTCCAACAATACCATCAACTTTTAATGGCTTACCTTTTAGTATTGCAGATTTTTGAAAGTCCATTACTGCTTTTTCAGTACCGCTTCCAAAGATACCATCAGCGGTAATACCTAGCTGTGCTTGTATAGCTTTAACTTCAGCGCCTCTACTACCTTTACGTAGTAAGTTACTTGTTCCTGCTTTTCCTGCTGGTTTTGCATCTGGGTTTTTCCAACTTTGTGCTGGTGCTTTACCTACTTGATTAGAAGGTGCATTCTTAAAGTTTTCTCCTTGACGATAAGAAATTTTTCTTCCGCCTTTAACAATACCTTTTATTGTTGCTGGGTTCCATTTACCAAAAAATCCTTCGCCGGAAGGATTACCATTCCATCTAACTATTTCTTTACCGCCGACAGCCATTCCGTCGCGTCCAGTTTTTGGTTTTTGAAAGTAAAGATTACCATCAGGGGCGTGCATAATCATATTGCCACCACCAGGTCCTCCATAGTGTGTTGGAATAAATGTTGTTGGTACAGCTTCGCTTACGATTGCTTCTTTTTTAGCTGTCTTTGCGGCATTTTTCCAGTCTTGGCTTGAAGGAGCGTCTGGGTGATCAGCATCTCTACTTGTGCCGGCTTTCTTACGCTTGTTTACGTTGTAGTATAAGCCTTTAGACTTTTCATTAATTTCTTTTATTCTCATATCATGCTCCTGCAATGGTGCTTTTTGTATTTTCTACATCACCAATGTCTTTGCTTTCTCCTTGCGGAGCACCATCTAACGGGTCGTTATCTCTTTCTTTACGTGCAGTTTCTAATTCTTTTAACAAGTCCATAACTCTATTAACACCTGAGTCTTGTTGTGCTGATTCTCCGCCCATGTCTTCCTGGGTTAGTTTTGCAGTATATTCCTCTTCAGATTTTTCTTGCTGATATAATTCTTGAGGTTCATTTGGATTACGTACAATAATATGACTCTGTGGTACATCACAGCATGATCCAATATATTCTTGTAATACTTGTACAGTGGTTGGATATGTACAGGTTACTTCATAATAGTGTACTTCTGTATTTTCTAACTGTGGAAAATCTAACGGACGTTCTTGTATTGGTGTCTTTTTACCTGCTGACATTTTTGTACAACCAAATTTCTGCAAGCATCTTTCTATCATATCTTCACAATTATCAGGCAAATTACCCGCTATTCCAATTTTAAAATCATAAGTCTTTTTAGACTCTTGTAAATAATCAGCAAATTCTTTCATTATAACATCCTAATTTAATGTATAGTATTATTTATCTTTATCAAGGCCTTTTAGTCTTTCTAATAGACTATTTCTATCAGTGACTACATATCCTTCGCCACTTACTATTCCTTCAGATGTTCCACTATCTTTATCTAGTTTTTCCTTTTTTAATTGCAAATCAATCATTTTTAATTTTTTATCTATTTTCGCAACTTTTGCATCTAACGTAGTTTTAAGCATATTACCTGCTACTTCAAAAACTCTTCCACTATAACGACTTTCTACATTCATACCTAAGTCCATTAAATCATCATAAGCTTGCATGGCTTTTCCTGCTACTTCATTTAATTCATCATCGGCCATTTGACCTAAACCTTTAACAGCTGGTAATGCACTAGCAATTTTGTCAAACTCTGCTATGTCACGAAACGTGTCGCTTTGTTCTGTAATTGCTGTTTCTGCCTTTTTATCTGGTGTATTAGTTGTATCTGTATCAGCAATATTTAAAAGGTCTTCAAGTTTTTTTGTCATAAAAGTAATCCATTATATACTAGTATTATTTAGTCAAATATTATTCAGCAGTGCATTTATTTTTTGTTGGGCTGTATACACTGCACTAGTTCCAGCAGTGATCCAATGTGTATAATCTTTTAATTCTTGTTTGTTTTCTGTTTTAAGTTGCTGTTCACTTTTGTGTTGATATTGTGTTAGATTTTCTATTTGCCAAATATTCATTAGGTGATCTGTTGTAGGTGGATTGGTCAACATTATTTTTGCTTTTTCTACAACTTTTTGTGAGGCGTTAGATGTGAATATACTTGCTGACACTCCTCCTAAGTATCCTCTTTTTTGTCTTTGTATACGCCACTGTTCTACAGTAATTTTAGGAAAATTTTGTTTCTTAACTGCTAAACAATTTATTTGTGTACAAAGTATATTTACTTTTTTGTAGTAGGGTAAACCTAGCCAACGCATTAAATAGAAATGTTCACGTTTTGGATTAGATGGAAGCAAATGTGTAACATCTATACTTTCTACTTTGTAATCTTTACATTTTTGTAATGAGCTTTTGCTTGGTTTATATAAAGCAATTACTTTATCATTATTATAAAATTTATTTAATTGCTTATTCCATAAATCAAAATAAAGATCAAAGTATACA